ATCGGGACTTCAAGTCCAAGTCAATTATTAGAAGTAGTAAAAGCTCAAAACTCAGATACAGCTATAAGGATTGCAAATGGAACAGCGGGAACTGCGGCTAGATCATCAATATTTTTAGATGTTGATGGTGGTGGTGCTCAGTTAATGGCTATTGATGCAAGTTTCACAACTTCTGGTGCATACATAGCAGACAATGTTACATTTGTTTCTGATACTTCAATGGCTAATGGAATGACCATAGGAACAAGAAGTTCTGATGCTGGAGCACATATAAGATTTTTTACTCAAGACTCAGAAAAAATGCGTATTACCAGTGGTGGTTTTGCTAAATTTAGCACTACTGGAGCTTATAAATCTTCAACACAGTTTCACGAATTCACTAATAGTACTGCTAGTGAACAAATATTATATTGCAGACATCTTGATGGCACTAACCCATATGGATTGGAAGTTCGTTTTGACGCTTCTGCTCCTGATGACAATACTCGTTGGGCTTTTAATTTTAGTGACACTGGTGCTGCTAGATTTAGAGTTGAATCAGATGGTGATGTACAAAATCACGATAACGCATATGGTTCTATTTCTGATGAAAGAATTAAACAAGATATTGTTGACGCTAATTCTCAATGGGATGATATTAAAGCAGTTAAAGTTAGAAACTACAAAAAGAAAGATGATGTTAGACAATATGGTGATAATGCTTGGTCACAAATAGGAGTTATAGCTCAAGAACTAGAAACTGTAAGTCCTAAATTAATTAAACACGGTGACCCAAGTCCTAGTGATATACTTTCTGATTCTAGTTTTGGAACTCTTTACACAGCAGATGACGCAGAAACACAAGACGCAGTAGAAGAAGTTTTATATACTGCTAATGATCCAGAAACACAAGATGTTCTTTACACAGCAGATGATGTTGAGACGCAAGATGTTTTATATACTGAAGAAGATGAATTGCCAGAAGGTGTTGAAGTTGGTGATGTAAAAGAGCCAGCTAGTGCTTCAGTAGGTGATGTTAAAACCCAAGCAAGTCACAATGTTGGTGATGTTAAAATTGAAGCTAAACCATCTACTAAACAAATTGGTGAAGTAAAAGAAATTAATGAGCAAGTTAAATCTGTAAATTATTCTATTCTTTATATGAAAGCTGTCAAAGCACTTCAAGAAGCTATGGATAGAATTGAAACACTTGAATCAAAAGTAGCAACCCTAGAAGGAGAATAATATGTTCACACTAGACAACAAAGAATATGACGAAACTAAATTATCTGACAAAGGTAAAGCACTATATCAAAAGCTAATGAAAATAGGTGCTGATAAATTTGATTTAGATATTCTTGCAAACCATTATACAACGCTTCTACAGGCGGAGTTACCTAAAGAAGAAGAAAAAAGTGGAACAGGAGAATAGAGAAGCAATTATCCGTATTGAGGGTAAACTAGAGTTGATGGATCAAAAACTCAATACCCTCAAGGATAACCATCTCTATCATGTCGAAAAAGACATGCGTCAACTCAAAGCTCTAGTATGGTTTATTGGTACTACAGTATTTATACAAATGTGTTACTTAATAATTAGAACTCTTATGTAGTATTGCACGTATTGTGTAAATCATATAAAAATCAAGTATGTCTAATAAATGTATCTTGGTAATATCAGACACTCACGTTCCTTATCATCATCCTGATTTAATACCTTTTTTAAAAACAATTAAGAAAAAATATAAACCTGATCGCATTATTCACATTGGCGATGAGGTTGACTCACACGCTATATCATTTCACGACTCAGATCCTGACTTATATAGTGCAGGTGATGAGCATCAAGCATCTTTGCCAACTATCCATGCTATAGAAAAACTATTTCCTAAAATGGATCTTATGGACTCTAATCATGGATCATTAGTTTATCGTAGACAGAAAGCTAGTGGTCTACCAAGAGCTGCTATGAAATCTTACAATGATTTTTTAGAAGTTGGACCTGGTTGGAAATGGCATGATGATCTTTTGATTACTATGTCTAATGGACAACAGGTTTATTTCTGTCATGGTAAAGCTGCCAATGTCCTTAAAGTGGCACAACAGTATGGTTGCCCGACAGTCCAAGGACACTATCATAGTTCTTTTTCAATTCAATATTGGGGTAACCCTAATAGCCTTAACTGGGGCATGCAGGTCGGCTGCCTTATAGATTCAAAATCATTGGCCTTTGAATACTGTAAAACACAAAAGTCCAGACCAATTATAGGTTGTGGAATAATCATAGATGGACTTCCAAAATTGCTCCCAATGGTATTGTCAAAAGGAGGCAGATGGAATAAAGTGTGTCCATGAAAACATTAGATAAACAAGTTAAAGGCGATCATTATAAAAAGTTTATCATACAACCTGCTGAGTTTATCAATATCAACAATCTGCCTTATGCAGAGGGAAATGTTGTTAAGTATGTTTGTCGGCACAAAATGAAGGGTAAAAAGGAAGATATAGAAAAAGCTATACACTACCTCGAAATGATTATAGAAAGAGATTATGAATAACGTGGCAAGAATGGAAATTCCAAACAGGATGAGATCCGTAAATGTTCGCATGATTATTGACGAGATGCCAATCGTTGCTACACTAGATCACATCATCTCAAAAACTGGTATTACACCTGCCGCAGTGTGGGTAAAAACAAAGAAATCAGAGTCTACATTAGATAGAGAGCTACGCAGCTCTGGTAAGGCTGTGTCTTTATTGTTACAGTATGGTTGTTCTTTAAAAGAAATTTCAGAAACATTTACTAGAGATAGTATTATTGGCTCTGTTGTTTGGTATTTGCATAAAGAATTAGACGGTATTTTACAAGGCGATCAACCTGATAAACTACCAAAACTATCTACGCAACCGTCAGGATATACAATAAAATGAACGAAGTTAAAGATAGAATTAAAGCACACGAAGGCTATCGTTTAGAACCTTATCACTGTACTGAAGGCTTTCTTACTGGTGGATATGGACATAAGATACTAGATGGTGAAGAAGTACCGACTACCCAGGAAGGTTGGGAAGATCTATTTAACAAAGATTTTGAAAAGGCTTTAAAGGGGGCAAACAGCCTCATAGAAGAACATTTGGAGAACACTGGGTGGGTAGACCTAGAAGATCATAAAAGGAACGTCATACAGGGCGTTTTGATCGAAATGTGCTTTCAACTAGGACAAGCTGGTGTCGGTAAATTCAAGAAAATGTTTAAGGCATTGGCTGAATGTGACTTTGAAGAAGCATCTGCACAAATGAAAGACTCAAGATGGAGACAACAAACTCCAGCTAGGTGTTTAGAACTAAGCACCATCATACAAAACATTTAAGGACATACAATGAATCCATTATTATTGATTAAACCCCTTTTGGGGTTAGGGGGAACTTTGCTTGGAAACCCCGTTGCAAAACTTATTACAGAAAAAACTGTCGGAGCTATTACTCACAAGCTAGAGAAGGATAAAATTATCAAGGCTAAAGAGATAGAAGCTGCAAGAGATGTAGATGTAGCTAAGATTGGTGTTCAGATGGAACAAGTACGTCAAACACAAAACTCATGGAAAGACGAATGGCTTACTTTGACATTCTCAGGAATTTTTATATGTCATTTTATTGGACCACTACAACCTTACATGAATAGAGGTTGGGAGATCCTGGCTCAAGCTAACGATTATTATTGGGTCATTATACTTACTATCGTAGGTGGATCATTTGGAGTATCAACACTAAAGAAATTTAAGAAATGATTTGGATCCTAACTGTAATGATGTGGTACGAAGGTGATCAATACAGAAATACTTATCTTGAAGATATGCAATTTATTTCTGAAGATGCTTGTCAACAACATTTATTTGATAATAAAGTTTTGCTAGTAGATAGCTTACTAGAAAAGTTTAGAAATATAGATGGTATGAATATGCAATCATTTGAATATTTCTGTGAAGGCAAACCCGTAGAATTGGATAGGGTATGAAAGTAAGTGAAAACACCTCTATCTCAATGCCAGCTCGTAATCTTATCAGTATTATTGGGGCTGTTGTTGTGGGTGCTTGGTTCGGGTTTGGAGTCATTGAGCGACTTAATATTATAGAAACAGAATTACAGCTAATGCAACAAGATTTACTTGAAGCATCTACTCAAAAGCCTATTGATCAGGAACAGTTTATGTTATTGGAGTTTCTTTCTAAGAATCAAGAAAAGATTAAAAGTAATATTGAAGATGAACTTCCTCGTATTACTGCATTAGATCTACAAGTACAATTTTTAGAAGAACGTATTATAGATTTAGAATCATTAGTAGATAAGTTAAGAGGAAACGGAACCCATGATTGAAACAGTTGTTGCTTTATGTCTTATGCTTAACAATAAACTTGTTGAACACACATTCAAAGAAGATATTGGTCAATGCCTTATGGATAAGCGTGTAGCTATACGATCTATTGGAGAAAATCAAGATGGAGTCCAAATGAGTTGCGACATTGTAGAAGCTGAAACAGAGGTAGATATGGGTAGAAAAAGAATAAGAAAAATTATAGATTAGTATTTCATATATTGTTTTAACATAACAGTTGGATCAATGTTATCATCTTTAAGAACTCCCTGGTACACCTTATAAACGTATTGGTCATCAAGACCTGCTAACGAACAAACTAATTTATATTCATCTTGTTGTTGTTCAAACCATAATCGAGCAATCAGACAGTTATAAAATGCCTTTTGTCTCGTCTGTGATATAACAAACCCATCTTGATCTAATACTCTAAATTTAGGTCCTTGTGTTTTGTTGGGTGCGTCTACAATAGTGACATCATCAAAATCAACACGAGCATCATGGATAGCAAAAACAATGACGGTAATCCATAGTAATGACTCTGGAGTTGTAGCTTCATTTCTAAATAAATGTTCTTGATTTGTTTCCACACATACAACATACCATATTTAGATGCTTTGTCTACGGTTGGCACTAATAGTCTGCCATAACTGGCAGATTAGCTTGTTGTGATCCATTTTATATTCAAACTTTAAATATGTTTCTTCTGCTAAACGAAGATTATCTAAATGTGTTTTGTATTCTTCATTGGCTAGTGCCTCTGTCTCTCTTGCAGATACAGACATATTACCACTTAGTTTAGACATCAACTCAGCCTTTATGGTTTTACTAAAACGATCAAGATCATGGTAAGCTGCCTTTGCAACAGCCATTTTATCTTCATTAGCAATCATCCAGTCAAGAGCTTCTTGTACTTGTTTTTCTGTTATCATTATGCGTTACCCTTTGTGTCAGTAAAATTTATGTCACCTTTTTCAGCTAACTCTTCTTTGCTTGGTAACATAGCACCAGTCAAATCATCAAACGTAACTCCATCTTTTATAAGCTGATCCCACATATCTAATTTGTATTGCCAGATTATTGAGTTAATTTTTTTTATAATTAATTCACACTCTTCAATGTCTCGTTGATTGCCTTTTTTTCCTAAAAATGGAATTAGGTGTAGTTTTTGTACAGAGAAATCATATTTTTCATATTTGTAATGTTCTTTTCTCATTTTTAAATTAAGATTAAAAGCATCAGTTTCTTGATACAATACATCTATAATTTGTTTCATATAATTTTTTTTCATAAATCCTCATCATTTTTTACAAATTTAAGATTTGTTTCTTTTACCTCACCAGATAAATACGTTTTATCATTACTTGACAAATTTATCCAAAGAGTCACTTCATAAACTTCTTTGTTAGAGTTTGTTAGGTATCCAGAAAAAGACGGGCATTTATCATTTTTTCTTTCTTTTTCCCATACAACTATTTTGTTAGAGTCCTTTGGTGCGTATTTCTGTATGTTGTTTAAATTAATATCTTCCATCATAAATCCCCAATGCTAATTTTGTTTGTTTTTATCTTTGGTTAAATTAGGATTATAAGTATACATATAAGTAATCATATCCTTTTTAAGTTCCTCTAAAATTTTTGATATATCAAATATTAATTTAAAATCACGATTATTACAATCATCACCATTTATAAAAGATAATATATCCCTAGGATCATTACCTAAATTAGCCCATGTTCTATCTTCACCAATTAATTCTACCATTCGATCTGCTAATTTATAAAATTTAAAATACATTTCATTAGGTATTCTACCATTATAATGTTCACTTTCTTCACCATCGTAATTTTGTAATGTTTGTAGTATTTCTTTTCGTAAAAACATTTGATGTTCATACTTATCATAATTTTTTTTCATAAATCCTCTATATATCCATCACCAATTAAATATCGTTTACCACAACGATATACTGGTTCTTGTTTGTTACCTAATAGTTCTCTGAAATACTCAACCCAGTTATTACCAGTTCTTTTTTCCATCATCAGTCCAATATATTCTGCTTCACGTTTGTTTAGCAGTACCTTTTCTAACTCTGGTTCTTCTTTTGGTATGGGTGTTATTTTGTCAATGTAGCTATCGTGAAATGTTTCCAATTCACCAAAAGGTATTCTGTATAGTTTAACCCTTGGATCTTTCTTTAATGGTTCTAATGGGTACTTCTTTGCAAAGTCTAATGTGCAATACTTGAATGAATCCCATAACTTTGATCCATTCTTTTTTTGGTAATCACAATAGACATGAAGCACATCTACGTTTTTAAATAGGTAATCCCCCAGTCCGACAACCCAATTACCGTTTTGCCACTGAGGGAATTTTAAATGAAAGTCTCTACTCTTCATTCTTTTCTTGTGTTTTCTCTAATCGTTCAGATAAATCTTTTAACCTATCTGTTTGAGCTAACATTTCTAAAAGCTCAATCTCAAGTTCTTGTCTTGTTTTAGAATGGGACATCATCATCTCCTTTGTTTTTGTTTCTATAATCAATTAAAGCATCACTACAATATGCACCGACTTGCTCAGATGTTTTGCCAGATGTAATACCTCTGGTCCAAATACCGATAACTAACATACCCTCTTCTCTTGTTAGTCCATTAGGATCAGCTACCCTTGTATAATCCTGAACACCGTTTTGCTTTGCTGGTACTGTTGGTTTTGGCTGTTCAGACTGTTCATCACCCATACGTGTAATAATTGCGTTTTTTATGTATGGTTGTCCTGCGTTTTTACCAGACTTATGTATTGCTGTTTCACCTTTTACATCCACAAGCACAACCGCACTTGGATCAGATAGTTGATTGTTGAAACTAGTTAAATCCTGGTTAGAGTATGCTCTATGATCTTTATCATCGGCATCATTAATTATGGCATACCAATTTGGTTTACCGTCTTTTGAGTAATCCATAACTTTTTTAAGATTACCCATAACTTCATAGTTAGACATTATTTCTTCTCCTTTAATTTTATTAGTTCTTCGCTAGGATCATATTTCTTTAATAGTTTCCAATATGTCAACAAACTATTAAACATGGCAAGATGCCTTGTATGAGTGTCAGGATCCCAAATATGACTGACAATCAATTCTGTATTTAAACGATCAATAAACAATGAAACTCTTGTAGGATTATCTACACCGACACCCTGTGCGTAAGATGATAATTGCATACCATGTTCATCATAAACTAGTCTTGCACCATCTTTTCCTTCAAGGTTATCTTTTGTTTTAAAGTCAACAAAGATACCATTCTTGGAATACAAATCTATTTTACCACCATAACCAGACGTATGACAGAAAGATCCTTCAGCAACCCATTCTTCATTAGGAAACATATCATCTAATATTTTTCGTACAGCAAAATATGGTTTTGTATTTTGACCTTTAAAACCTCTTTCAATATCTGCGTGGATTATTGTGCCTAGTTCGGCAGCTTTCATGCCTTGTTCTTTTGAGTCTAATTTAACTCTGTTGAGAAAGTCATAGTCACTTTCACCTTCTAATCTTTGAAGTGTTAGAGCTGCATTAATACCTTGATCTATCATCCAATTGACTAGTCCAGGTTTGGCAGCTATTCCCAAGATACCAGTAACAGAAGGTACTAGGATTAATTTTTTTGCATCTCTTAATGTGGTGTTACGTTCTTTGCCATTCTTACCGATTAAGGTATATTTAGCATTACCTTTATGATCGTACCAATGACCAGACTCAGATAAATGATCTGTTTTCGTATTGCTCAATCTTTACTCCTATTATATAATATAATATAATGTTAAACATATTTAAATATTTTTAAAATCACGTTATATAATATAATATAATGGTTTACAAAAAAGGTTGTCAAGAAAAAAGTTATGCACAAGAAATTAACAGAGGCTTTGCAAGGTATTGCTAAGACAAAATCACTGACTTACAATCTAGCAATAGACCGAAAAAAG